CTGTTGCGATAACATCTGTTGAGACTGTGAAATACGCAGTTTTTGCCGCGCTGCTGAACTGGCGCATTGATCCAAATAATTGTCCGCGTGGTTTAGAATATGATGGCGCTGGCCTTGGTACAGTTGATCGCGGGCGTTTATGGTGGGAGATGCGTTTTGTATTAGAGCGAATCATCACAGACGACGATGGATTCCATATCACTGGTGATACATTAAACACAATCGAAACTGATATTCAAATCACTGATACAAACGCGGTGCCGCTAGTTACGCCAGATATTCTCATTAACACTGTTACAAATCTCCAGGACTAACATTAGATGCAAGTCATTCCCGCCGCTGGTCGCACAATCAGAAATCCATACACATACGTTTTGCTCTCTGCAAACGATCCAACAAACGTTCCCGACAACGATTTTTTCTGGACGCGTCGTGTAATAGATGGCGATCTTATCGTTGTAGAACAACCGAAGAAAATCGAAGACTAAAACACTAAACTACAGTCGGATGTTTTGTCCGACATATTTTAAGGACAAATCATAAATGACTATCCAGTTCCAACATTACAGTTTCACAAATCGTGTTCCTGGCGTCTACGCAGAAGTAAACAACAGCAATGGTAACACCGTGCAGGCTCAGTATCGCACGTTGATCATCGGTCAGATGCTCGGTACTACTGGTCTAACCGGTGTTCCGAACGTCCCTGTGATTTCCAACGGTCCCGCAAACGCTGCTGCAATTTACGGCAACGGCTCAATGCTCGCGGACATGGTTGCAACGTATCAGCAAAATGACACTTTCGGCGAACTGTGGGAACTGCCGTTAGCCGATGACTCTGGATCAACGAAAGCTAGCGCTAACGTTTCGTTCCTCGGCACTGCAACAGTAGCCGGAACATTTGCACTATACGTAGCCGGCGATCGTTTTCCGGTTGGTGTTTCCGTTGGTGATACCGACGTGATCGTTGCTACTAACGTCTGCAAAGCGTTGTGTCAGCAGACGTTGCAAGTGACGGTGTGGATCGGAACTAAGCAGTTAGCGTTGACAAACACAACGACACCGCTGCTTTGCACTGATGCATCAACTGCAACAATCGCTAGCGCTACTCCGATCGTTTTCAAATATCTACACGGCTGCATCGTAGGTAACGACACTCATCTCCGTCTAAACTACGGCGGCGCACCGGCTGGTGAAGTCGCTCCCGTAGGCATTGCAGCAACCGTAACCGGATTCACTGGCGGCACTGTTAATCCATCTCTAACAACTGCTCTTGCAAATCTCGGTGCACAAACTTACGATTTTATCATTGTGCCTTACAACGACACTACATCGCTCAATGCTATTCAGAATCTTTTGAATGACACGAGTGGCCGTTGGGCATGGTCTCAGTCGCTATTTGGTCACGGTTTCGCTGCTATCAAAGGCACACTCGGAACGGTTACTACGTTCGGTGTTGGACGTGATGATCAGCATATGTCTGTGCTGCCGATGTATGACACTCCAAGCCCAACTTGGGAAATTGCAGCAGCATTCGGTGCACAGGTTGCAATCTCACAGCGCGCCGATCCTGCATTGCCCGTGACGCAAGTTCCGTTGATTGGAATTTATGCCCCACCAATACAGAATCGTTTCCAACTGTCTGATCGTAACACGCTGCTGTATGACGGTCTGTCAACGTATGTTGCTGGTAACGATGGCGTTGTGTATCTCGAAAGAGTTGTGACAACGTATCAGACGCAGCCTGTGACTGGCGCAATCGACAGTAGTTACCTCGACGTTGAGACAATGGGAACTCTTGCATGGATCATCCGTGATCTGCGCGCTTGGCTCTCGACAACGTTTGCACGTTCGAAGCTGGTTTCCGATGCTACTAAAATCGTCGGATCAATGTCGGGATTTGTAACCCCGAATCTCGTTAGACTCAGTGTTATCCAACGTTACAGATATTATGAAGGTATCGGCATCGTACAGAATGGCGACATTGTATGCCCGCAGATCGCAGTTGAAAATCGCGGGAATGGTTTCCTGGCAGTTCTGTTGCCGCCCGATCTCTGCAATCAGCTACGCGGTGTTGCGGTACTTGTTAAGTTCAATAAAAGTTAGAACTAAGCCATTGATAACAAACGATTTTATAGTATTATAAGGAAAACACTAAAATGGCTAACAATCAACATAGATTAACTGGTATCACCTTGTTTTCAATATCGGGCGGTTATTGGGACGTCGTGGACGATATATCTTACTTTCCGGGTGGCGCAACTAGAGAAGAACTCGGGAACATGTCCGGACCATCCGCTGATTTCGGCGAAAAATATCAAATCGGCTGGATCAAAGCGAAACTCCGTTCGCGTGGTAACAACAGCGTTGCCGACGTTGCTGCATTAGATTCAGCACACGTTGTTGTTGAAACAGCTTCCGGCAAGGGCATTTCTGGCTTCCCAATGTATTGTGTCGAACCCCCAGAAGAATCCACCGCAGAAGCATCGTTTACTGTGACGTTCAAAGGTCCAGTGACTATTACGACGGTGTAACAATGACTGAGAAAACGTTTACACTAAAACGTCCGTTGAAAAAGTCCGATGGTTCGGTTGTCTCTGAAATCACTTTGAGACAACCGACAGTCGGTGATTTGATACAAGCGCGAAAAACAGAGGATAACATTGATGCTGTTATGATCAGTCTGTTGTCTGGTGTGCATATGTTGTTAGTCGAAAAGCTCGCTTTTAGTGATTTCAAAAAAATTACTGCATGGATCGCTGTTGTTTGTAATCCAAACTCAAAACGTGAGAAGAATCTAGAGCAAATAACGTATACACTAACTAAGACGGTGAATACCGGCGGAAATCGTTATACGCAGATCACACTTGAAGAGCCGTGCGCTGGTGATTTTCTAAAATCACGAAAAGCAACTGATACGTATCTGCAAGGCGTGAAACTAATCGAGTTAGTATCCGGAACTTGTCTTGAAGCCGTCGAAGCACTATCAATTGCTGATTATACAGATGCCATGGATTTTCTCGCGGATTTTATGTAAGCCGTTGGTGTTATGACTGGCGAGAGCGTATAGCTGATCTCGCATTTTTGTATCACTGGTCACCAACGGAATGCTACAAACTCACCGGGTCAGAAATTTTGTGGTGGTATAATCAAGCGCATCGCATCGCAAAAGAACAACGAAAATTACTTATTAGCTAGTTGAGAACAAATAAATGGCGAACGGCTCAACGAAAGTAGTTGTTAGCGTAACTGATAATGCAACCGCGAAACTAAAAAAAATCAACGAAGCGATGTCGGGCTTCGGAAAAACTACCGGAGCCGCTGGCAAAAATGTCTCACAACTTTCTAAACTTGAAGCCAATCTATCGAAGCTAGGAAGCACGGCTTCTAACGCCTTCGGGAGCCTCGCTAAGACGTTCGGACCGGCTGGTGTCCTGGCCAGCGTTGGAAGCGTCTCCGGTCTCGTGGCTATGGCTAGAGCTACCGCCGATTTGAACCTTGCGTTGAGCAGACAAGCCGCGTTTGCAAACACGTCAACAACCGCGCTACAGCGATACAAAACCGCTGGCGCGGCGATCGGCGTTGGTGACGCATACGCAAAATCAATAGCTGGTATCGAAAAAATCCGGCAACGAATGGCCATCCGGAGTCCTGACACCGCTGAGCAACAAGGCGCAGCAAAAGCCGCTGGACTGAATTTTGCTGGTAAAAACTCCGAACAAATTATGGAAATGCTCGGCGATTTTGCGAAAAAGAAAGCTGGCGAAGGCGTTCCCGCTGAACTTTTAGCTGATTTTCTAGAGAAATTCGGTGTTGATCGCGAAATGGTTCCGGACATGATGAAGTCCGGCGGCAAAGGACTAAAACAGAAAGCCGACGCGATCAAATTACATCCTGTTACAAAAGACGACAGTGCGGCATCGGAAGAAAGTCAAAAAGACGCCACTGAGTTAGACGCGGCGCTGCATAATCTACAAGTTAAAATCTCGACTTATATTGAGCCGATGAAACACAAACTAACAGAACTCGGTATTTGGCTCACTGATGCCGCCGCAGATAATCCGTTAGTCGCGATCCTTGGTGGATTGTCGGCGTCGTTTGTAGCAATGAAAGTCGGCTTTAGTCTACTCGCCGCAACGCTGTCAAAACTCGGTATCACTGCTGCTGCTGCCGGCGCTGAGGCTAGCGCTGCTGCAACCGCTGCCGGTGGAGGGGTGGCCGCTGTTGCCGCTGCTGCCGCCGCTGCCGCGCGTCTTGCTGGTCCGGTCGGTGTTGCAGCAGCTATAATGCATCCGAGTGCAACTAACGTCGGCGAAAAAGAATTTCTCGAAAAAGAGCGTGCAAAGACCGCAGCACAACGCAAAGCCGACATGGACCCGTTCGCAAACGTGCCCGGTAATGACAACAATAACAACGGTGCAACAGACGGCGGATGGCTAGGGCATAAACTCGACACATTGATTGATAGCATAAAACAATTGTTCGGAAGTGGCGCGGGCTCAGGCGCTGGTTATCCCGGTGGCGATAATCCAAATAGTGGGGGTAATCCCAACGGAAACTTTACACCCGCAATGGCAGCGGAAACAAGACAGAAAATCACCGATGCGTATAGAACGGCGGGCTATGATGACAATGCAATTGCTGCAGTAATTGGTAATTGGTCACAAGAATCTAGTCTAAACCATTTATCCGGAATCGGCACGCAGCATGTTGGACTTGCTCAGTGGGACGCAACTCGGCAACGACAATTTCAATCGGTGTTCGGACATCGGATAGAACAATCGACACCTGACGAACAAATAGCATTTTCTATCCGTGAGTTAGCATTAAATCCTGACTATGCAGAGACTGAGAGAGCTTTACGCGATCATACAAAATCGGGTGCGGAGAAAGCCAGTGTTTATAATAAAAACTTTGAGCGATCCGGTGATAGTGATACACCGCGAATTGCTAATACACAACGCGCACTCCCACTGATTCAGCAACAACCGGTACAAGTCACAATAACACACACAAGCGACGCTCCAAACTCAAAAATCGCAACAACATCTAACACAGGTCGTGTCAACGTTAAACAAAACGTGGCGCCGACATTTGCCCAGGCATCGAAATAATATGAACATTCTGTACACATTGTTACCAGCGTCGTTTAATGGTATCTCGTTCAGCTTACAACAATGTTCGATCAAAACTGGCCGCAGAACCGCGGTACATGAATATCCAAATCGCGACACAATTTACGTCGAAGACCTCGGGCAAGGGATGACCGCGTATAGTATCACGGGATATCTCGCGTGTAACTACTCATTTGCAGCGTTAACAACTCTGATTTCAGCCGTTAACAAACCAGGACCTGGTACATTCATTCATCCGGCGCTCGGCACAAAAACAGCATCATGTGTTTCATTCGAATCGGAAGAATCTTTCGACCGAGTGGGCGCAATCTCGTTTCGCGCAGTTTTCTTAGAAACAACGGTGTTATTGTATCCAACAACGGCCGCAGACGCAAAACAGAGTCTACTTGATAAAATCAACAACGTTCGCGCAACGATTGCATCCGTGTTGTCACCAGTGCTATCAGTATACGGCTTCGTACGTTCCGCGATATCTCAAGTGATGCTGTTCAAAAACGTTGTACAAAGTCTCGTCGGATCGGCATCGGGTATATTCGGTGCAGTTGCATCGTTAGCATCTCCTGACAAATCAACAGATTACGGTTACGTCACATCTAAAGCACAAACGTATTCGCAATACACAGATGAAACCTCGGCTTTGCAGGCTTATCAACAATGTCTGCATACTGTCGCTGTAGCAGCATCTGCTATCGACACGGTAAATCCAGATACAATAACAGCATATACTGTAGCGATTAGTGCTACGTTTGTTGATCCAGCATCCGCCGTAATATCTCTCTCAACGTTAGCGCAATTCCAATCGACGGCTACAGATATAGTTTCTGTAGCAGTTGCAACAGCATTGCGTAGATCAGCTATTGCGGAACTCGCGGTAGCAGTTAGTAACTATCGTGTAGACTCATGGACAGATGCAACGAATCTTATTGCAACGGTTACACCGATCATTGACACTGAGATTACTCTTGCTGGCGATGCAGGAGACGATCTGTCGTATGCTGCTCTAAAACAGTTGCGCGCGACATTAGTTGAAAGCCTAGTGCAACAAGGTTTAGCGGCACCAGTTGTTAGATATTTGTCAGTTGCTCCGATCAATAGTTCACCGGGGTTAGTTTTAGCATTCCGGTTGTATCGTGATATAAACCGTGTGCAAGACGTATCTCAAACAGCGTATCACCCAGCGTTTACGCAATATCAAAATCCACCGTCGTCTACGTAGTTCCAACGTCTCGGACTATATTATTCATGAGAGTGAGAGTAATTTAATGGCGATGGACGCAATTGATACGGCGACGTTTAACTATTCAGTTGCACAAGGTGATACTGCAACAGCACAATCAGTTCTGAATAGAAATTCTGCGCCGGCTCAAAACAATTCAAATGCGTCCGCGCCAAGCAGCACAGCTACAACGGATAATTCAAATTCAAATTCTAATCAACCGAATACTCCGCCGAAGAAATTCGATAACACTGTTACGTTGACCGTTGGTAACACGTCGTACACGGGTTGGACATCAGTGCAAGTGTCACGATCGCTTGAATCATTTCCGAGTGTTTTTGCGTTCTCTGCTTCGGAAAAATATCCCGGAGGACAGTTTCCGAAAATAGCACCGGGTGCTAATTGTTCGATTTATTTCGGAAAAGATTTAGTGTTGTCCGGGAAAATAGATTCGTACAATCCGAGTTTCAATTCACATTCTCACAACGTATCTATAGTTGGCCGTGGTTTATGCTCACGATTAGTCGATTGTGCAAGCGATCTCCGCAATCAGATGTTTCAGATTCAAGCGCAGACGTTATCGCGATTTATACTACCGTTGATTGCGCCGTTTGGTATCTCATTGTTGCAACCGACCGGGGACGTTACTATTGATGCAATCGCGGTGCAAGTCAAACTCGGTGATACGCCGTGGGCACATATATCAGAAGCCGCTCAATATGCCGGAATGCTCGTTTATGAATCACCAGACGGCAAAGTCGTTATGTCAAAAATCGGCACAACAACACACAAATCCGGTGTAAAAGAAACTGTAAACGTCGAGGAAGCAGCGGCTATCTTCGATATTTCACAACGATTTTCGCATTATTATTATCTCAACATGGATATGCCCGCACAAATTGTCGGTGGCGGTTACGCACCGGTTGATCCGTCACAAGTTGTCGTAGATCATGCATTTGATGCGGGTGGCTCGTGTAATCCGACTGATGTTCCGGCGCAGCCAGGGACGACAACATACCGCCCGCGCTGGTTGGTTGCCGACAGCCGCATTACTCCAACGGGTATTGATATCGTCATGTTGCGCGCGAAATGGGAAGCGGCGCGGCGGGCAGGGCGCTCACAGTCTATACACGTGTTAACTGATTCTTGGCGTGACATAACCGGTAAACTGTGGGAAATCAATACATTAATTCCGGTTTCGATTCCAACACTACATGTGACAAACGTAAATTGGGTTATTGCAGACGTTGAATTTATTTTTGATGATCACGGAACACACACTAATCTAGTGTTGATGCCGCCAGCCGCGTTGATGCCGGAACCGACAGATTTGTATCAACTAACACAAACAGACCGCGCGGTTATATTTCCAAGTCATTTCCCAACCGCGCCCGGCGCCTCCGCAACACCAACACCTGTAACTGCTTCAACACCTGCTTCAACACCAGCATCTAGCGCAACAGTTGCAACATCAACAACAACATCAGCGAAATAACAACTAGATGATTTCACAAGGCAATCTCACACTCATCGACGA